ACTCGGAGTTGGCACGCGAAACCGTTCGCAAGCTGCGTTCCAGCCGGACTGCAAATAACCAACGCGCGCGTGCAATGACCTGCGGATGACTTCCAGCCTGGTGGTGTCGATCTCCATGCGAGTCGTCCCACGGAACCGCCCGTTGCGCCGCTGTTTTTCGTACCAGCTTTGCGGGTCCTCGTCGGCAGCGCTAAGCACCTCTTTGACTGCTTTTTTACCGGCAGCCTGGACGCCGCGAGCAGCGAGCCGCCCAACACGTTTTGCCGTGCGAAGTCTGGCAATCTGCGCCACGCGCGAGGCTACTTTGCGACCAATCTTTGCCGGGATGCGCTTTGCAATGGTGCTGCCCAGCTTTCCACCGGCCACGGTTGAAATTGCACCTTTTGCGGCCACGATAAACGCGCGCCGCAGGTCCACGTCAATGGCAGCTTTGCCACGGGACAATTCCACGCTGCCGACGACGCGAGCGCCTTTTGCTGGCGGCGTCAGCCCTCGGACGGTCAGTAGGTACTCGGCAAAGGATTCTGCCATCAGAACAGGCAGCGCAACGCCTCCAGTGGCAACGCCTTCGCCGATGCGCGCCAGTGTCGCCGCACCCCATTCAGCCTGCGCCTCGTTGAGCGTCAACTTAATCATCGTCGACCTCGTCCTCCACGAACGCCAACAGGCGGTTGAGTTGTTCGACCGGCTTTGCCGTCTCGCGGACTGTCCACGCTCCAGCGCTCCAAAGCGCGGCGTGGTAGTATTGGAGAGAGCGGATCATTGGAAGGTCTAAAATGGTACTTTCGGTCCAGCCGGTTTCTTTTGCCAGGGTGAAAATGAAGGACGCCTCCCACCCCGGCCCAATTAGTTTCCCGGCGCGTCCTTATCTATCGAGTCGCCGCGAGGGATCACCTGCACGGTTGCATCTTTGATTTCAGCCGCCACTCGGTTGATTTCGGCCACCAGCTTGGGGAGCGCGGTCAGCGGCAGAGAATCCGCAAAGGCGTGGATCTCATCCCAAGCCGTGCCGCCGTCGATTGCCTTGCGGACAACGCCCACCGGCTGGGATCTTTCCCATGCCAGCGCGAGAATCTGCTCCTCGATTTGCTGTTGCGTCAGTTCGCCGCCTTCGGCCTCGGTAAATAGGGTGAGTCCGAGCGCCATGCAGTTGAGCCTGCTGCGGAGCGTAAAAGGTCGGAGCGAAAGCCCGTCAATTTCGACGGATGCTTGCAGGAAAGGTGTCATAATTGGTTGAGGAGTTTTTGCTTCTGGTCTTCCGGAAGGTCGGGATGAATCACGACGTGACGACGACCCTTGCGGATGAGTGCGCACGGCTTTTGCTGCTTCAGCCAATCCTTAAGTGACACAGCGTAATCCCGCTGCGCCTTCATGATTGTCACAAGGTGCCCGGGGTTGGCCTTGCGCCAGTCCTCCGAAAGCCACCGGCGACGAAACTCTTCAAAGGACAATTCCTCGTCGCCGCACTTTGCCAGCTTGTCGCCTTTGACGCTCCAGATCACCTGTCGTCGGATGCCGTCCTTTGTTTCCTCCACGGTGTCGTGGAAATTTTCCTCGTCCAAAAGCTCACCGCCCACAGCCAACCAGGCACCGATGAGATCGGTGTTGGGTGACTTGAGCGGCGGCATGTCGTCGCGGATGTAATCAATCCGCATCCCAACCTTGAATTGTGACATAATCGGATTGCCTATGATCAGGCTTCGGGATAGGCCACGCCGTCGTAGCTCCAGCCCTGCCAGTCTTCATTCGTCTGGCTCTCGGTGATTTTGGTGATGATAACTTTCCCGGAAACGCCAGTTGGCGCGCCAGTGCTGCCGCCCAAAGTGATCGCAGGCAAATCGCCTTTGCCCTTAACCGAAAAAGCAAAAGACGTGTCCACGTTGCGCGCCGTTGAATGAGTGCCGTCCGATTTGATCAGCTCCTTTGTCTCTGCGGACAAAGTCAGGTCCACAGATTCGATCAGGTCGCCGGTGATTTTGGTGATGCCGAAAGTGCTCATGTTTATTCAAAAAGTACGGCGGTGACTTCGCTAGTCGGGAAATCGTCGTTGGTTTCGGAAAACTTACTGGATGTCAGCGTGATAGCGTTGAAGTCGCTGCCAACCGGAACCGTGGAAAGCACGGCAGAACCTTTGCAAGTGACTGTAACGGTCGTTTTGCTGCGCGGCTTTGCTTGAGCTTCTTCCACGCGCCCGGCTGCGCCTTTAATGGTCGCGGTTTCAACCTCCTGCGTCTGTTCCGAGCTTTGTAAAAAGCCGGTCGGCGCGGTGACTCCGAATGTGCTAGTGACTCCGAATGTTGGCATGACTTTTAAGGTTGCGGGCCATAGCCCAAGGTGAATTGCAAATTGGTAATCCAGTGGCGTTCGGTGTTCTGATTTTCGGAAGTCACTGCCACTACTCCGTAAATCTGCACCTCAGAGCCTGTCCCAGTGACGCCCTTAATGGCATCGGTGATTTGTTGCACCAGCTCAATGTGCTGAGCCACGGTCGAGTCATCCGTCTGGCTCATCACGGCTGCCGTAAGCGCTCCACGTTGCAGCGGTCCTCCCACTAGAGCATCCCCCCGGAGATCAAGCAAAACGCACGGCATGGTGATGCTGTCGCCGTCGTGCGGCAGTCCGATGTACACGCCATCGAAATCAGGCGCAATCTCATCGCGGATTACTTCGCATGTAAGGAGATCCATCATCGGGTAACGTCCTCCAAGTACAAAGTCCACGAAACCGGGTCCTCTGCCACGTCGCCAATTCGGCGCTCTGTGCCGTTCACCGAGATTTTGCTGCCTTTCACTGGTACCGGAAATCCAGCTTTTGCGAGCCGGACAGAGCCGATGAAGTGCGATTCAAAACCGCCGATTGCCAGCGTCTGGCTTTCACGCTCGGATGCAACACAGTCCACAGTGACGCCCTGGTACGTCGCGCTGTCGGCTTGCATGTACCCGAGAGCGTCGCCGAGTGCGGTTGCGGTTATGTCGCGCCAGTCAGACATTTACAGAAGCGGTTCTTTGACGCGCCGGATTGGCGCTTTGACTGCCACGGCTTCGACCACCGGCGTGCCCCGGATCGTGCGGAAGTTGTCGGGAGTCGGGTTGCACACGAGCACCAGCTTGCCGGGGTTCGCGTGCGTTTTGAAAAACTGGCGAGCGTCAGCTGGTTCCGGTGAGGAAAAGATCACCTGCGGGCCTGCGCCGGTATCTTCAATTACGAGGGAGATTTTCATCGTGATAATCGGATGAAGCAAAGGCTCCGCCCCGTAAAGAGCGGAGCCTCTGCTTAGTAGGGGGTAGTCAGTTAGGGAGTGACGATACGGACGCCCATTCCGGTGCCCTTTGCGACGCCCCAGATGCAGCTGACATTGATGCAGCTCTGGCCCAGTTCGCGGTTGTAGTAGGCCCGGAAAGTCAGCGGCAGCCCGAGGTCGGGCACCACGACTTCGGCGATTTCAATCGAATCCTGCAACGCGGCCTCGGGGTTCACCCGGCGGGCTGCCATGATGAGCGCGCTGGAGTGCAGAGCAAACCCGGCGAGTGCTTCGCTGTTCGCGTCGCAAAGGTCGGACTCATAGATGTCAAAGCCGGACACGCGCGGCACCGTTCCTTCAGCCTTGAAGGGAGTGATGCCGGGGATTTCCGCGCTGATGAACGTCTTGGAAATCGCGCCGTAGTAGGCGGGATTGATGATGACCGAGCGGCCCATCTTTGGAGCCTTGAGCGTCTGCGTCAGCGTTACGCCGAGGTCAATCACGTCCTGCCGGTCAAAGTTCGCAGCGCTGGAGGAAAGAGGGGTCTGCGCGAAGTTTGCGGCAGTCACCAGGTTCCAAAGCTGCCCGAACATGTCAGCGCCCAACGCCTGCAACATGGGGGTCAGGAACAGGTTGCGGAAGTTCACCGAAGACTGGAGGACTTCGATGTCGGTGAAGCCCAACGTCACGCCGCGATGCTGGTCGAGCGAGATCGTGCGAGCGGTCGTGTCACCGGCGACGGGAGCGTAGCCAGCGGAGGTGATGTCCACAACGGACGGAACCGTTGCAAAGCGGGTTGTCACCGAGCTGCCAGCGGATGCGACGTCGGTGCTGAAGTCGGTCGTAATGCCCCGGAGAGGAGCAAACGCGTTGGTCAGGAACGGCAGCGACTGCTGCGCGATTTGTGCGAGGAAAACGCCATTGAGGGCCATAGTGATTTAATGTGTGAGGGTTAGAGCTGCATTGCTTTCCGGTTCGCGGCGTAAAACTCATTACGCTCGACGAAGCCCAGAGTCATGTAGTGCGCCCAGAGTTCGTTGCGGGTCTTCGGCGCGGAAAGTTCTTCGGGAACGATGGCCACGGGAGCCACGCCCAGATTTGCCACGATTGCGTTAGCTTTTGCGGCTGCGTCAGCCTCGGCGGCTTTCATCGCGTCGAGCGCGGCAGCCAGGTCGCGGTTGTTGGCGTTGGCAACTTCAAGCGCTGCGGAGAGTTCCGCGCTGCGGGCCTTGAGTGCTTCAAAATTGGCGACAACTGCCGAGTGCTCGGCGGTCAGCGCGTTAAGCGCGGCGAGGTCTGCCTGCGCGGCAGAGAGCGCGGCCAGCGCGTCGGTGAGGGTTGCAGGAGACTCCATACAACCAAGGAAGTCGGGACAAGGAAAAGCCCGCTCCGGCCATGAAACCAGAGCGGGCCAATGAACCCAATGAACAAACTGAACGGCTACAGCATACCAAGAATCGCCTCGTACGCAAGCTCCTGATTTCCGATGCCGTCAATAAGGTTTGCTGCCTTGGCTCGCGGTGCCAAGTAAGCTGCGCCGGTCATGTATTCGTCATCGACGCGGCGGTTGCGAAGGACGTTGTCGCGAAACTGCGAGAAGCTGTCGTCCACTAGCTGCTGCAGGCTGGCGCGCTGCGCTGGCGTCAAGGACGGCCCCATGCCTGCACCTTTAAGCGGGCCCGAGGTAATCGGGTCCCATTTAAGCCCCTCTTCCTCAAACATGCCGGACTGGTCCGTCCACGGGATGATTGTGCCTATGCTGCCCCAGGTTGAACCGATCGAGCCGTAAACTTTGTCGCAGGACACGGCGATGTTGTACGCGGCAGAGCAAGCCGTGTCGTCGGAATAGGCCACAATCGGGACCTTCAAAAACTGGATGAGGTCGGTGATTTCCGAACAGCCCGAGCAACTGCCCCCCGGGGAGTTGATTTCCAACAGCACGCCGCGCACGTTGGCTTCCATCGCGGCTTCGAGATCCTCAGCGACCCACTCGTAATCCCAGACGCCGCAGCATGCCTCGATAGCGCTGATCCCCTTTGCCAGCGTGCCCTCGATGCAAATGTGCGCAATGCCCTGACCGTCGATCTCCATCGGCTCGCGCTGGGACTTCATCATCCCCTCGTACTCGTCCCCGTTTGCGCGCACCAGCCGCGCCTCAACAAGCTTGCGGACCGCTGCGTAGCCGCCCGGCGTGATGAGCCACGGGCGGTAGAAAACTTGCTCGATGACACGTTGAAATTTCATAACTCTTGCACCGAGGTTGTCGGGTTGCCGTTGGGGGTCAAAAGTCCGAACACTTCGCGGGTCAGCCCCGAGCGTTCGACGCGTTTTTTGATTTCGATTTCCTCGCGTTCGACTTCGTCCAGGTGTTCTTCAAGCGTCTTGGAACCGCTGGCGAGAATGTCGGTCATGCTGCGCATCCCGGCGCGGTAGGCTTCGATGGCATCGCGGCTTGCGTAGCCGCTGTCGGCAGTCAGGCGCGCAGGTTCGGTGAACCTGAATTGATACGCACCGCCACGGTCCCGATCGGTTCCCCGATACTCCGGCAGGATGCCGAGTTCCACAAATCGGGCCACCGCATAGGCGCACCGGCGCTTGCAGAACGCCGCGAGATAAGCGTGCCGCTCAGAGGTAATGCGGTTGACCTGTTCCAACACGATGCGGGCGGATGCGCCGCCCAGTTTGCTCATGTCCCATCCAAACTCCGGCGGCCATTGTGCCGCCAGCAAAGCGTTGCGGATCAGACGCTCCTGTAGGCGGTCCTGCGCTTCGGTTGGAATCTTGGCGTCGATCTGGTCGATAGACTCGCCCGCGTTAGCAGTCAGATACTCAATACGGCCACCGGCCATAGGCGTCATGCGCAAGCCCGGCCCGCACTGCGGGATGTTGGTTTCGGTCAGCGCGTTGTAAGCGTCGCTGGCGTCTGCCATGCCTTGCTGATTGGTGACAAGGAGCCCGATTTTGGCAGCCATCCGGGAAGCGCTTTGGATGTCGTCCCCGAGGTCCTTGAGGGAAATCAAATCGCGAATCGCCGGAGCAAAAGCGGAGATCCAACGCACCTGGTCGACCTCGCGGGGGTCCATCGTGAGCATACACGCCTGGACTGGGATGTTCCGGTCCTCTGCGCCGCTCTGGTCCTCGCCCAGCACACGGTAGGCGATGGCGCGGTTGGTCTTGGACAGTATCACGCCGTTGTAAATCCTAAGCCCACGATACCGGCCCTCGGTCAAAACTCCATCGTCCCCCCGGGAGCCGATTTGATGCCACGGCACCTGCTGCAATTGAGGGTAACCGTTTTGCGACGTGGTCAGGATCGTCAGAAGGTCCCCTTCCCTGTCGATGGCTGTTGATTCCAGCCGCAGCCCTTCCCACCAAGATTTGCCATCGAGGTAGGCGATTTGGAACCAGTCGAGCAGCACGGCCTCGGCTTGTTTGCCCCACTCCTTGTCAGCGCCCACGAAGATAGGCCGCATCGCCATCCCCACGCTGAGCATGGATTTCTGGTCGATGGCGGCGTTGACCATCCCGTTGTTCCAGTAAAGTTTGCGAGCCGCCGAATTGACCGTGCGCCATTCCCCGACGGTCAATTCCTTGCTGATGCTCTGGGTGTGATTTCTCCACCACGGCTCTGCCCATACGCCGCCCTCCACAAGGCGTTGCCTGCGGTAGGCTCCACCGATATTTGCGCCCACCTTCGGCGCGCCAAACCCCGCCATTTTCTTGATGCGGTCCAGAAAGGTCATATGAAATAGGCCTGGGTGCGGCGGACTGGCGCGTTGATCCCGGCGGCTTTGTAGTTTAGCGCCATCTGCGCCAGCATCATGACGTCGAGCGGGCTGAGCGTCCCGCCCACGTTGAACTGAAAGGATGCGCCGTCGATGCTGCTGGAAACCAGCGAGCTTTTGCCAGCGCTGACTAGGTCAAATTTTTGAGCCACGATGGCCCGCAACTCAGCCACATCGCGCGTGAGAAACACTTGGAGCAGGAGCTTTTGGTCGGGAGCCATCTATCCAAGCCTATCGGGACAAGCAAAACCCCCGGACATCCCACTCGGGAGCCGGGGGCAAGTTGCCCGGAGTCCACCCCCGCAAAAGGGTGGTTTTTGGTTGAGCCCGTAGACTAGCTCTCCGGTGCAGGCTCGTCAACCTCTGGAGCGGTGGAAATCATGTCCGGTAGGATGCCGAGAATCTGCGCGGCGAGCACGTTCATGGCCTCGGCGTCCCACATGTGGTTAGGCCTGCCTGTAGCGGTCCACCGCAGCCTAGTTTTCTTGGTCCGCTTGTCCACCGTCGCTCGTTTGCGCTCGGAATTGAGGTGCCGGACGTACTCGGGCGGTGCGTCCTGCGGGAATTCCCAAACAGGCGAGCCCGTGTTGCGGAGGTTGGCGAGGATGTCTTTGATAGGGTCCGACGCCCAGTAGAAAAAGGTCACAAAAACGCGCTTTCCAGCGGCGTCCCGGGTGGTCGGTGCCACCACGCGGTCCGGTGCGGAGTAGTAGCGACGGATCGGTTTTCCGTCCTGCCCCCGGACCGTAAAATGATCCTCTGCGCGGCCAACTAGGGCGGTCCACCCGTATTTCGCGCAGGTATCGTACACCCGCCCGTGAAATGAATTTCCCGCGTCCAGCAGCGTGCGCTTGTCTGGAATTTTCAACCGCGTCTGGATCTCCCGGATCTGGTCGACGGTCAGAATCTTTCCAGCCCACAAAAGGCGGCTGTGCCCGTTTTTAAGCCACACCCGGCAGATGCCCCAGTAATGGTCCTGCTGGCAGTCCACGGTAAACACCCGGGCGGCCTCGTCAGGCATCGGTCGTCCGTCTTGCCACTCGTTGACCCAGTACTCGGACGCCTCCAGTTCTAGCGCTGGCAATTCTTCCTCCAGCTTCCAAGGCTCCGCGAGCCGCTGCATGCGGAAGTCTTTGGTCGGCTGGAGAACCCCGAGGTGTCGAGCGTCGGAAGCCTGGCACCACTGAATGACAAGGTCAGCCCACCGGATCCAGTAAACGGACTGGGCAGACACGCGGCGTGAGCGGTAGCCCTCGACGTGGTCGTTGCCCTCGCTGCGCCATTCGCTGCGCTGCGTCAGTGCCCGGCGGGCTGCCGTCGTGTCTGGCGTGACGTGCCCACAGTGTGGACACTCATGCCGCACCGTTTTGACAAGCGCGCCCCAGTTCCACTCTCCGTTCTCGTTTTTGCATTCATCGTATTTGATGTCGACCCAAGCCGGTTTAACCCACTCTTCGCACCCCGGGCAGCGATGGCACCACTGAAACTCTTCGCCGGACCTCCACTCCTCGGTCAGCTGGTGCGGTTCCTCAAAGCTCTGGCTTGTCAGAAGCGCGTAGCCGTTCCACCGGTCGTGGAGCCGTTTTTTGAATTGGGTCACCAAGTCGCTGTACTGCCAGCACTCGTCGAGGAACAAAACCTGCACGGATTTTTCTTGCGCGTTCGAGGTGTTTGCGCCGCCCAACATGAGTGGCATATGGGCAAAGTAGATCCCGTCTTTTTTAGTGTGGTGCCGGTTCGTCGGCATGAGCCCCCGGAGCGGTTCGCAGGCGTTGAGTACCGGCATCAACCTGGTTGCCATCCACTCGGCAGAGGTTGCATCGGTCTGTGTTATGGAGAGCATCGGCCCAGGTTGCTGCGCCACTGCCCAGCATACCAGCGCCTCCAGTGCCGTGCTCTTGCCTGCTCCAGTGCAGGCTTGCACGAAAGTCTGTCGGCATGTCGGGTCGGCAAAGTCATGGAAAACCGCGTTCCACCAAGGAGCGGTATGCCGGTCAAAATGCGTCGAGCGGGAGCTGTGCGGAAAACGCACGTTAGCCTCAAGCCAGTCTAACGGGTCACCTGTATAGGCCAGCCTGACCGATCTTGCCGCCGCGTTAACTCGATGCGGGATGATGCTCGAAGCTGGCGCGTGCATTGAGTTTGAGCAATTCCAACCGGCTGCGGAGCTTTGGTTGAATTTCCGTTTCGGTCAGTCCTGCCAACTGCCCCGGCAGGTCATTCACCAGTGCGTCGAGTTCCGCGCACCAAGTTGCAACCACGCGAATCGTTTCCTCAACCACCTGCTCCACGGGCACAAGTCGCTTTTCGTCCTCCGCAATTTTGATGTCCAGTCGCCGCACCTCGCGTTCGAGCTTCTGCTTTTTGACGCCGTTGATGTCGCTAGGCGTTGCCTGCTGCTCTTTGGAGTCGCGCCACTTCTGGATGCCCTCAATCGTTGTCCACGGCAGTCCAGCCTTTGCCATTGCCCGCTTCCAACGCAAGACGCCTGGACGACTTAGCCCAAAGTGCGCGGCAACCTGCTCCAGCGTCAAATCTGGCAGCGTGCCCGCCTCGTATGCGGCCACCATTGCCTGCTCTGCGCGGCTGATTGTCTTGCCCGCCTTGAGCTTGGCTAGGATGTTTTTAACCTGAGCCTTTGAGACTTGCTCTGTAAGGCTCATAGTGCAGCAAAGAATTCCCTGTTTAGCTCGGATTTGAAATCTCTGCCGCGAAACATCTCAATCTGCTTTTCGCGCAAGGATTCTGATTGCTTCAACTTTTCGGCATATTCAGCGGGCGAGGAAACAGAAAAAATGTCATCCCAGTAGCCAGCGCGAGACAAAGTATTCTTTGCTTGGATGTCATACAGCAGAAGAACCTTGCTTCCAATGACTTCGTAAAAACGATTCGCAGGCGTGTATTGGATTTTCGAAGAAACCTTGTCTTCTATGTATATAGAGCTTTGGAAAAAATGAATGAACTTTTTTATGTCACCATTCGCCTTATAGATTTTTGCGTTCCTGTTTATCGCCGCAAAATTGCCTGAGTTTTTTTGCGATGTGGATATGTGAACGGGAACCTCGCTTTGCGAAAACCATTTTTTGAAATTATCAATTCTGTTTTGCCTGAACGCCCCGTAGTAGAACATCCCAGCGTTACGGTAGGCTCTTTTTGCGCCGTCAAAAAATAGCAGCTTATTGAAGTCGACTAACTTGTGATTGCTGATTCCATCAAAGTTATCGTATTGCGCAATTCTTCTGAGGTTTGATTTTCCCTTCAGGTTCGTCGGCAGCTTGCACATGTAATCGTTGCCGATCCAAATAACTTCTCTGGCATTGGCGCAAAGCAGCTCTATTTCTTTTCTGAAATCACAGAATCCAAACATTCCGTTGACAACAAAAACCGTGTCTTGTTTTGATTGCAAAGCTTTTATTGCAAGCTGCTTATCGTCAACCAGCGAGATGTGAAGCAGGCCAGAAATCCAAGTTGCAATTTTATTTGAGGCAGTGATTGAAGTTGCCGTGCATTTCGTTGGGTTAATTACACAGTTCATTTTTTGATTTTCCTTGAGATTTCTATTTTTGTCCTCATTGCTCGCAGCTTTTCAATTTCTTCTTCGTTTGACTCGCACGACCACATTTGTTTAAGCGAGTAGTAAACAACTGTATACCGAACTGCTTCCGGTCTTTTTTTGATGATAGGAGTTACCCCGTGTAAAATTGACTGTCCGTCAAACATGGTCAGCGATTTGTCAGCGCACTCAAATGCTATCCCAAGTTCGGGACAAGCCAATCGGCCTCCGTCAATGTCACGCTTGAAAGCAAACATGGCTGACCACACGCCCAGGTAGTTTCCTGTGTCAAAATGATACTTGAGTGGATTGTTGTGGTTTACGATGCCGCTCGTAAACATGGATCCAGCCATCCTGTATCCCGGTTTTACTTTCTCTTCTGTTATTCGTGCGTGTCGCTGCGCCAGTTCACTGTTGGTTGCGTGATACTGCTCTGCCGCAACGCTTGCAAATTGCTTTAGAATATCGCTTTCTTTAGGTTGATGAGCAGCAATTGAAGCGGCTCGACATGATAATTGTCTAATAGCGTTTCGCGGAGCGTAACCAAAGATTTTTGACGAAGTGACCATGCCGCTTGTCCGCGTGTTTGTGTCATATTTAATTCTTGTTAATGCATCAAAAAGAGAATCCGTGGATTTTGGCAAATTCGCAATATAAACCACAATCGGCTTCCCATTTAACAGCACCGTAGTGTTTTGATTTACTACGATTTGGCAATCTGATTCTTTTGCGTGGTGCTTTTGAAGCTCCTTGCAATCAAGCTTCTTCAGTTGCGCGTTCAGAAATTGCATATCCGTTTGTTTCAAGAAGGTGATTCACTACTTCGACATTGTTGCTAAGGCCGTTTTTTTCAGCGTAATTACCAAATGCTTCAATCACGGAATTGTACTGTTGCAGGGAATAAATTAAAACAATTTGCCGAACAATTGAATCGTCGTATTTGTCTACAAAGTCAGACATTACGCTTGGTTTTTTTGTGTTTTCTACAGTTTCTGGCTCTTTAGAATTCAAAAACTCTTCAATTTTTTGCGCATCAAACCCAGCTAAATCCAAATCAAAGTCAGCTTCTCGCAAGTCCGCCAACTCAAGCCCGAGCATCTCGTCATCCCACCCGCCACCAAGTTCGGCCAGCCGGTTGTCCGCAAGGATATACGCCCTGCGCTGCGTCTCTGTCAGGTGGTTCAGCCGCAAGCACGGGACGGCCTCTAGCCCTAGCTTACGAGCAGCCAACACGCGGCCATGCCCGGCAATGATGCCGTTTTCGGAGTCCACCAGAACAGGCGCGTTAAACCCAAACTCGCGGATGCTGGCAGCAATCTGCGCCACCTGCTCGTCAGAGTGTTTGCGCGCGTTGCAAGCGTAGGGGATAAGCGCCTCGATTGGTACGGACTCTAGCTTTTTAACTGCCATGCTAGGCAATATATGCCGAGTCAGCCTGTTAACAAGGCACTTTTTGCCGATTGCACAAAAAAGGAGCACGCGTCATCAACCTCAC